TTCCAACCCCGCTTCATCACTGAAGCTGTCTTGTTTACGACGCCGAGGGAAGACTCCTTTGGCTCTAGATAATCTAGGGCATGAGGAGTTCTCGACTTGTGACTGAATAGATATTCAGTCATGTCGTAAGCAGTCTGAGTGGGGATCTTCTTGCTATTACTAGTAAGGAGATGTACCCTAACTTCGAACCGTTGGTATAGCTTGTTGAACCTCCTTTTGAGGTGAGATTCGCTATATCCGCAGAATGAGGTTAGGCCACCAGACTCGCCGATACGCAGCACCGGTAGTTCATACCGGGTAAGATGCGAACGTATCCATTCGGACACGTGCCACATCCCGCGTTCAAAGAAGTTATTACTACTTTGAAGCATGGAAGCTGCGATCTCGTGCGAAGGGTTGCTCGAGTAGGAACGAAGCCTAGCCGGTGTAACATTTACACCATCAAAGGCATCTATCCCGCAACTCTCACGGAACTTTCCTTGGTGGAAAGTCTTGTTGAGGTTGACCTTAAGCTGTAGAAAGCTTAATGTCTCCAGCAACTTCGGCAGCACATGGGTCGGAACGATGATATCGTCCCCAAAGACGCGCGTTTCACGCGCGGCCCGAGTGATACTGCTATAGTTTACCCTACGACCATTAGTCATAATGTTCGCAGCTATGGCAACCATAGAGTAGACGACGGTCTGCACCGGAAAGGTGCAGGCCGAGCCTTGAGTGAAACATTTCTTAAGTCTGATGACAAAAGAACGATCCTTCAAGGTTCCCTTCATCGTCCTGGTCCTGCAGGCGTGGATCCTTTCGAGAAACGAGATGTTTCCCCTAAGAGCACGTTCTACAGTCCAAGAAGATAGCCTATCGGACGCATTCTTCAAATCAACGGTGGTATAGTAACCATCGATGCTTGAAGACATTGCCAGATCTCTATTGGGCTGCTGATTTCCAAAGGAAACACAGTGGCGCAAAGGAGTTCCTTTAATGCGCGTCTCGATCTGTCGCAAGACAAGTTGCTGAATCCATTGATGGTAGTTTGGTTCCGAGCCAATGAGGCGAGGACCAGACATCGTCTTTGGAACAGCAATAAGCTTCGAGGGATGCTCATGATTTATGAGCACTTTCGAGAAGCGGTCGTCACTATACGCTGAATAACCCAGATCATGGGTTGCGTATAGATCATAAGGGAAGACACGGTCTAGTTTCGAGGGCCAATAGGAGAAATCATACTTGGTATGATTCTTCGAGAGGTTCGACACTCGACCTGTTCCATGCTTAGGCCGTTCGGATATTCCTCGATGATCCAACTCGGATCCGAAGTCTCCGAACAACGAAGAGATGATGTCGCACGTCCTTTGCAGGATGTCAGCATCCTCGATCGACAACTCCACGTCGGAGCGTCGGTCAAGCCCGAAGCCAAACCCATCATCAGCAGGAACATTAAGAATGTCCCTGAAATGAACACCATGAGCATTCGGCCCCTCGAAAAGGGCATCGGATTCCCATGATAGGGTCGGCGAACGTAGATCTTCTTCGATGATGAGGAAATTCTGAATTTCTTCATCGATGGCCTCCTGTTTACACAGAAGGAATAGTTTACCTATCCCTTCAAATAGCTGACGAAGGTCTGCTATTGCGTAAGCATTAGGCTCTGGCTTAAGCTTCCCTTGCGTATCGAAGATCTGTAGATACAGATCCTTGCCATAGGCAGGAACCTGTATCCTCTTACTTGCCCTCTTAGAGAGGAATAAGCAAGAAGGAGTGTACTGACCTTCTTCGAGGCACTTGTCAAAGTGCTTACGCAATAGCAGACCTTCGTCAGCTATTTGAAGGGATA